CCGTAAAATCCACATTCATTGACATGAATAATGATATGTTGCCTTTTTCTAAAACTACTTTTGCATCTGCTGTAAAAAAAGCAATTGAACGAATTAAGTTTTAATATTTATCAACAAATATAAGTTTTTATTAAATTATTTACATATGTATAATAAACAACTAAATAAAAATAAATTATTATGGCAAGAAAAAAAACAGCAAAACCCGTACCAGCACCAGTCAAAAAAGTTGGATTCTTTAAAAGAATCTTTAACTTAGTTAAAGGTTGGGTAGTAGGTAACGGAATTGAAGGAATTTTAGGATTAGTTTTATTTTTCCTACTTTGGTCTTTTGGATTTAAGATTTATGCAGGTATCGCATTAGGTGTATTTGCTACACGTAATTGGGATTTATTTAAAAACTGGGTGAAAGGTTTAGTAAAATAACTATAAAAAATATTAAAGAGGGGTGCATTAGCACCTCTTTTTTTTATATTTATGATTAAACATGGTTACAAAGGTATAATGGAACAAATATTAGATAATCATAGCCATATAATGGAATTAATTGGAGCATTCTTAACAGGTGTAGTAGGACCTATACTATATTTACTAGTACAAAAATATTTACAAAAAGAAAAAAATAAAGGGAGAGATATAGTTAAAGAAAACATAGTAAGTGTTTCTTTAATTAATAACGAACTTGAAGAAATAAGAGAAGAATTTAAAGGAGATAGAGTTTGGATTGCCCAGTTTCATAATGGTGGTAGTTTCTACCCAACAGGTAAGTCAATACAAAAATTCTCAGTATTCTACGAAGTAGTAAAAGCAGGTGTTTCTTCAATTGCACACACCTTTAGCAGTATACCATGTTCACTTTACCCCAAAACATTTGAACATCTAATGGTAGGGGAGGGAATATTTATACCTGATTATAAAGATCCAAAGGTTGCAACTTATGGTTTAAAAGGAGCAGCAGAATCAGTTGGTACAAAATCTACATACTTAGTACCATTATTCACATTAGATGAAAAATATATAGGAAATATAGGAGTTGATTTTGTTAGTAAGAAAAAACGATTAACTAAAGAGGAGTTAGAACATTTCCAAATCAAAGCAGGAAGAATTGCTGGGTTTTTATCAAGTTATTTAATTAACTCTTAAACTTAAAAAATCTAGTCAATTCTAATATTTATAATAAAATTAAGTTTCACCAAAAAGTTACCTTATGTTAAACAAATTAAAACAAAAATGGATGGCATTTAGAGATATTTTTAAAGACAGTAATGATATAAATGAAAAAACCGTAGTAGGTTTTGCTTCATTTGCTATTATGACTATATTTGCGATTGTAGATTTAGTAACAGGATATTTTGGGAAAGATTTAGTTATTAATGAATTTATTTACGACTCATTTTTATTTATTACTTTAGGTAGTTTTGGTATTGCTGAGTTAGGTAGTATATTTAAAAAAAGACAGTAATATGAAATTAGAGGTTTTAAGATTTAGTTCAGATAGTGATTCTACATTAGGAGCATTATTTGATGTTACAGATAAACGTAAGTTTTTATGTTTTACTTTAGAAGATGAATTTCGTGAAGTTAAAATAAGTGGTGAAACAAGAATACCAGCGGGTACATACAATGTAACTCTTCGTACAGAAGGAGGATTCAACCAAAGATATGATGATAAATTTGGTACTGATTTTAATAAAGGTATGCTTTGGGTTAGAGATGTCCCTGGATTTGAATATATTTTAATCCATATAGGAAATACTGATGATAATACAGAAGGATGCCTCTTAGTAGGAGATTCCCAAAATCAAAATATTACAGAAAATGGGTTTTTAGGTTCTTCCACGGATGCTTATAGAAGAATTTACCCACCTATAGCAGGTGTTTTAGTAAATGGAGGCCAAGTTACTATAACTTACAAGGATTACGCATAATTATTTGGCTTATAGCTAATTTTTTCTTATATTTATCACTATGATAAAACAAATAAAACAAGGGATGTTTCCATTCCTAATAGCCTTTTCGGCTTTGGCAGTTTCAACCTCAGCCGCTTTCTACTCAGTAAGTGGTCTTAGCAAATTATTTGCTGGAGCTTCTTTAGAGGTTATAATAATGGCGGGTTCATTAGAATTTGCTAAATTAGTAACCGCTTCATTATTGTACCAATATTGGGATACAATTAATAAAACTTTACGAACTTATTTATCTATTGCTACTATAATATTAGTATTAATTACTAGTATGGGTATTTATGGTTTTTTAAGTGCTGCTTACCAAGAAACATACTCTAAACTATCAGCAGTAGAAAATCAAAAAGGATTTATTCAACAAAAAATTGACTTTTACCAAAATGATGTAACACGATATGATACGGAAATTGAAAGAATATCTGGTAATATTAGTACTTTATCTAATGCAAAAGCTTCGACCATCCAAGTACGAGACACCTCGGTATCTGGGGGCTTTAGACAAACAATCTCCACAACTGAGCTTAGAATGGCGCAGAATCGTATTAATATTGAAGAGGAAAATCGTAAGTTGGCGCAATCTAAACGAACAATAGCCTCAGATAGTTTACAAAAATTTCAATTACAAGTATTGGGACTTGACAATAACACCGAGGTAGCTGGTGAGTTAGGACCACTGCAGTATCTATCGAGTTTGACGGGTTATCCAATGGATAAAATTATAAATGTGTTATTACTTATTATAATATTTGTGTTTGATCCTTTAGCAATATCCTTAGTAGTAGCTGCTAACTTTGCTTTTGATAAGGCATATCCTAAAAAGAAATATAAAGAAAACTTATACGAAGAAAAAGTTGAAATAAAAGATGATAGTAATATATGGCCTGAAGATTATACAGAAGAAGATGAAAAGAGAATGGAAATTATAGGCCAAAATGGAAATGATGGAGAACATTATAAAGAGATAAAAATTGACCCTTCATTAACTTTAAGGAGAAAAGATGGAAAAGAAGTAAATTTACAAGAATACATTAATAAAGTCCAAAAGAAACAATTGGATGATGAAACTAAAACTTATTAAATATGAGCAGTAAATTTTTTACAAATAAACAAGACAATAAAATAAATACTAAGGGCAAATCTAAAGCTACTAAACAAAAAACTACAATTAAACCTAGTAGCGTCCAAAAAGCAGGTAGAGGAAAATAAAGGTAATACGATAAAAATTAGGCTCCCCGAAAGGGGAGTCGTATATTTAGGTATAATAATAAAAATAAAGGTCATGAAAAAAATTCTATTAATTACAAGTTTATTTCTATCAACAGTATCATTTGCACAAGAATGGGAAACAGTAGAAAAATATGATTATAATTGGAGAAATGCTAACGTTTTAACCGTTAAAGATGGTGTATTTACATCAACTTTTGTAACAAATAAATATAAAGTATTAATTGAACATATGCATATTATTTTGCATACTAAAAAGGAAGTTGAGCAATTTTATACTGATATAGAAAATTCATTACCCCTAAAAGATGCTAAATTAGTTAGAGATAATTATACTATAATTTCATCAAAAAAATATATAACATTTATTGTAGGTGATGATGTTTCAACACTCCAACCAAAGAAATATATTAAACCTAATAAAGGTTTTCTAAAAACTAAAAACGAAGTAATCAAATTTATGTAGAAAAATGTGGTTACCCGAAGGAGAGTTCGTATATTTATGTATAATTAAAAATAAAGGTTATGCTATACGAATTTTCAAATTACAACAAACATGGTAATATTAGAACAAGGATAATACCTTGGCCTACTGGTAAAGCATTTGGAATTAACCCAAGTGGTTTAGGTGGTTATATTGGTGTAAGTGTATTCAAGTATGAATATACCCATGAACTTACCCCACCAGGTTTAATAAATGTAGGTGGTAAAAAATATATTGTTCCGAGTTGGCAAGAGGTATTACCTGAAACCGAATTAAATGATATAAAATGGATTAAACCAAAACCTAAACGCGCCGAAGTATTTGAGCATAAATTCAAATCATCCAGCAATGACAAGGTTTATACCACAAAAGAACATATATCAGTGGATGGGGTACGTAAGTACACTTGTAATTGCCCCGGAAGTTGGATGGCTAAGGATAAAAGCAAAGGTTGTAAACACCAACAACAACTAATGTCCCGTCATTTAGAATTAAAACAAATGAAAAAGTAAGCTAAAAAAGTGCGAGGAACCAGGATATCTTTCGTATATTTACACATAAGTGGGACACGAAGTTCCATTAATTAATTAAAAATCAAGGTTATATGTTTTATCAAATTAAAAACACAACAAAGAAAAGAAACAATCAATTTAGAGTTCAAACAATATCCGCTGGATTAAAAGAAATTAAATCTAGAGGTTGGATTGTTGATGATTGTAAATTCGAACAATTAAGAGACGAATTAGTTACTACTAAGTATAAAGAGTTAGATGGTCGAATGAATGTTCGAGGAAAGCAATTTGCACAAAGAGCTGGATTATAATGTGTAAGGTTACCTGGTGTAATAGTGAGACAGAATATTACAATAAATCCCAAAAATATGTCTATTGTCCAACCCACATACAATATAAACAAATTTGTGGAGCAGCATCTAGATTAGATCGCCCCCATTTAATGTATAAAGTAGAAAAATGGACTAGGGGTGAACATCAATGTGAAAGTTGTGGTTTTGACCCTGTAGTTTCTTACCCCAACTTACATACTAAAGGACAATCATCAATGATGGATGTTGATCATATTAATTCAGATATAAAACACTCAATTGAAGGTGAACAACCAAATAATTATCAATTAAATTGTAAACATTGTCATATAGTTAAATCTCATGAAGAAGGAGATTATGTGGCTAAAAAATATAGAAAATAAAGGTTATGGAATTAGATTTAAACAAAGAAATGGCTTGGGTTACTTTTCTGGACGATGGTTGGGAGACTAAATGGCATCCAGTTTTAGACGATTCAGGAAAACAATTAGAATGGGACCTTCATGGAGAAGGTATAATGGAACTATGTAGAAGTAGATTCAATGTAAAAGGTAATTGGATTAGTTTCGGTATAGCTCAAACTAGCCAGATGGTAGTTAAAAATTCAGTAAGAGATAATTTATAAAAAATTAGGCTCCCTAAAAAGGGAGTCGTATATTTAGGTATAATTAAAAACAATAAAGGTCATGAAAGAATTTATTAAATCCATTAAGGAAAATCCAAGAGAATTTGTAGAAACTATAGTGTTAATGAGTACACTATCAGTGTTGTTTTATGTTTCAATGTGGATTTTTTATTAATGAATAATCCCTATAGCCCAGTAACATCGAGAGAACAATTAGAAAAAAAATTCTCTAAATTACGTAAACTAAACTACAACGCTTTTAGGTGGTGGAGAATGTATGATAATCCAAATAAATCTTTATGTAATAGATCACCATTCCGTGATCGTATATTAAATGGTGATTTTGATTATTCACATTACAAATACCAAGCAGATTGGTGTGAACATGAAATGAATGATATTGCACGAGAATGTGGTGATGATATAGGTAAATTTGTTGAAAAAACATCATTACTACGTTCTCGCAGAAAACGTTTATTAGAAGATTTCGAAAAAGATGAAAATGGTAAATTAGAAATGCTGATAAATACATTTACTGTTCATTTTAGATGTAATAAAGAACAAGTTTATGAAGAAATTGAAAAATGTAGTGGTTCCCTGATGGATCTTTATTATATTATAGAAGAGAAATATAGAATAGTTCATATGCCTTACCCTTTAAAGCGTAGAGGACGACCTAAAAAAGTTATATAAATGAAAGTATCACACGAAGTACCTAGATGTTTACTTACAGCATCACCTGAATTTAACGATTATGATTATTGTTTACCTCATCTTTTAGATATAGATGAAGATTATAAGCAATATTTTATAAATGCTAGAGATACAGGACGTTATGTTATAATGGATAATTCACTCCACGAATTAGGAGAAGCATACGATTATGATAGATTAAAATATTGGGTTAACGAATTAGAACCTGATGAATTTATGGTACCTGATGTTTGGATGGATTGTCATAAAACCGCAGCACAAGCCAAATATTGGAAACAATTTGAATTCCCAGAAAAAACTAAAAAAATAGCAGTAATCCAAGGTAAGAATAAAAACGACGCTTATTTATGTGCTGGGTTATTAAGGGAATTAGGTTATGATAAACTATGTGTATCTTATGGTGCTACTTGGTATAATGATTTTTTCCCACACACCAATGCGGATATGGGGAAGGCATTAGGTAGAGTACGATTTGTACAAGGTTTATTAAATTTATCCCATTTAAAAGATGTTAAATTTCATTTACTAGGTTGTGCAATACCTCAAGAATTTGGTTGGTATGACAATGATCCTCGAATTGAATCAATTGATACCTCAAATCCTATAATGGCTGCCTTAGAAGGCACTTGGTATGATGATAATGGTTTAAATATAAAACCAAAAGCAAATATGAATGATTATTTTGATATAGATTTTTCAAAAGTTGATTATTTAAACGTTATTCATAATACAAGAAGATTTAAAGAAATAGTTAAAAAACATATTAATAATTAAAATAAAAACAAGTATGAATCAAGATAATTTTAACCATTTGATTAATGGTATTCTTTCACCTAAAGTAACAGGAGAGTTAGAATTTGAATCCTTTTCCTCCATTAAGGATATTTGTGAAAGAGTAACTCCACTCTCTATATTAGAGTTAGGATTTAACAGGGGGGCAAGTGCTTTAATGTGGTTAGAAAATAGTGAAGCAACTCTACATAGTGTAGATATTAGAACTGAAGCTGAAGTATTAAAATCAACTCAATATCTAACCCAATCTTATCCAAATAGATTTACTTATACATCATTTGACCATTCACTTCTCCCTGAAGTTAAATCAGAGTATGTTAACAAGTATGATTTGATTTTTATTGATGGGGATCATAGTAAAGAAGCAATTCTTAGAGACACAAAAATAGCACTTACTTTCAACCCCAAATATATAGCCTTTGATGATTACTTTCATAGATCCCACGGTCAAGACACTAAGGATGTTATACAAGAATGTAAGCTAGAAATAATATCAGAATATAACACTTCTTGTGGTCATGTTTTGACAACAAACCCTTTTTACGATAATAAATTTAATTAATAATTTAAAAACCAAACAGTTATGATGTCACTTTTCGATTACCAAGGTCACGCAGATAAAGACGAGACAGGATTAAGATTAAATGCTTACGCACAATTAAAAAAACAACCCTTTAAACAAAGATACGTTGAAAATTCTGTTTATAAAGGAAATGTATTTTTATATACCGAAGAATTTCTAAAGGAATTTTTTGAAATCCAAGAAATTTTTAATAATGAATTTGTAGTAAAATAATATGGCAAAGTTAACAAGAAATGTAAATTACGCAAATTATAGATGGGAAGAGTATGTGCTAACAGAAGAAGAATTAGCACAGTGGAAAACAGGTGATGAAGATCTCCAACAAGAAATTATAGATAATGCAGATTGGGACTTAGTAAGAGATAAACCAATTGATGATTATAGTGAACCAGAATTTATAGAAGACGAAAATGGCGAATAGTAATAGAACAGAGATCTATATAGAAGGATCTAAGGAAGCAATTGACAATTTTGTAGAACGATTTGATAAATGTCATGATGGTCCTTACCCAAATCAAGAAGATAACCCCCACATCGCTGATGAATTTGGAGCCGATGCTGAGTTATTTATTGATAAAGTAGGTTCAAAGTGGATCCAAATTTGGGATGAAGGTATTTATCACTCAAGCGATAATAAATGTGAAATTTATTTAGATACAGCTTCTTACCCACCATCAGATATGATTTTAGAAATTTATAGACAAATGTCTGAAATTGATGATGAAATTAAAGTATCAGGTAAATATTGGGATGAGGCTTATAATCCAATAGGTGTCTTTGAAGTTTACTATGGACAAATAATTGAGGAAGAACATTATGATCTAGATGAAGAGGAATGGCAAGAAATGGTTGATGAAGAAAATGAGGATTATGATAGAAACTTCTGGGAAGAAGTAGTAGATCCTATATTTGTTCACCTACAGAAAAAGTTGGATAAAGTAATGAAAGAAATATAATATGGCAGAATTTATAAAACACGCATTAGGTCTTTGTGGAGAGCACTATCATCCAAATTTATGGACACTTCTTATAGGAGGGGTTGGATTCTCTACTCTCTTTTCGTATATTCGATCATATATAAAGTGCAAATTTAATCAAGCGTGTGCCTATACGCAAAATACCTGGCAAAAATTAAATAAATAAATTATGGCAAAACATTGCGTAGTATCCTTATCAGGAGGGATGGATTCCTCAACATTACTATTAAGAGCATTAAAAGAGTACGATACTGTAACAGGTATTTCATTTGATTATGGTCAAAAACATCGAGTTGAGTTAGAACGAGCTCAACAATTAGTAGATTATGTAAATGGTAACCCAACAAGAGTATTTAATATTCGTGAAAACATGGAAGGATATTCTGAATTATATTCTGAAGTAAATTACCGTCAAATCAAATTAGATGGTTTATCAGATTTACTAGATTCAGCATTAGTTGAAGGTGGAGAGGATGTTCCCGAAGGACATTATGAAAACGAGAACATGAAGGAAACAGTTGTGCCTAATAGAAATAAAATATTTGCTTCTATTACACAGGCTGTAGCTTTATCAGTAGCAAATAGAACAGGAGAAACTTGTGATATTGCTTTAGGTATACATGCAGGTGATCATGCTGTTTATCCTGATTGTAGACAAGAATTTAGAGATGCAGATGATAAAGCCTTTAGAGAAGGTAATTGGGATGCTGAAAGAGTAGGTTATTTTACACCCTACCTAGATACAGATAAATTTGGAATTTTACAAGATGGAGAAAAATTGGTTGAACAATTGGGTCTTAATTTCAATGAAGTATATAAGAGAACAAATACATCTTATAAGCCTTATCCTTCTGGAAATTCTGATTATAAGTCTGCTTCTAGTGTGGAGAGGATTGAGGCTTTTATTGCTTTGGGGAGAAAAGATCCTGTACAATATGAGGATGAAACTGGAGAAGTTGATTACGAGATAGCGAAAGCTCATGTTGAAAAAGTACTTGCTGAATACGTATAACACTCAAAATATATACATAAATACGTAAAATTAAAGTAATGACAACAAATCAACAATCAAACAACGGACAAACCCAAGTCAACCAAGTTAGAGGGTCGTTCAACAACAAAGTATCTTCCTACAGTATGTTAGGAAAATCTAAAAAAGTTGCCTGGGATAGCGCAAGAAGAAACAGGTCAATTTAAATTTAAGCAGGTCCGGAAACGGATATGAGTTCCTTAATTGGACAGAAGGATTGGTCTTTTACTGGTCGCCTGCACAACTTAAAAGAGTAGGGGGATTAGCTCAGCTGGCTAGAGCGCCTGCCTTGCACGCAGGAGGTCATCGGTTCGACTCCGATATTCTCCACTTGTGAATTGTCTCATGGTGTAATTGGTAACACGTCTGTTTTTGGTACAGAAGAGTCTAGGTTCGAGACCTAGTGAGACAACTAAAATTAAAATTAAAAGTTATGGCAAATTACAAAATACCAAAAACAACCAAAAATCAAAGAGCACAACTTAATGAGGGTCTGTCCTCTAAAAAACAAGAACTACCTGATGCTAAACTACATCAACAAATTAGTTTTCTCAAATCAGGAATCCGTCTATTAGGTTACGGAGCTTTATGGTTTAGCTTGGATACCGCAATTATTTTACTTATATTGAGCGAAGTAGTAGGTATAAAAGAAGAATTAGTATAAATAGTAATTATGAGCAAAGAAATAGAAACTTACGTAAGAGAAAATTACAAAAAATTATTTGGTGATAAACCATTAATTATTGAAGAGAGAGAATCATGTTATTTAATATCAACTAGTAAGGATGATTCACCTTTAATTTTAAGTAAAAACATAAACCATTAAATATATAAACCATGAGTAAAATTTATTACTTTAGCGCCGATTGGTGCGGTCCATGTAAACAGTTAGGACCAACAATGGAAAAGAGCGGACTGCCATTCCAGAAGATTAATGTCGACAGTGATACTGAGTTATCAACAAAGTTTGGGATTAGAAACATACCTACTTTAGTTAAAGTAGATAATAATGGAAATGAGATTAGTAGAATGACAGGTAACAAGCCTATGGCTGAAATTCAAAATTGGTATAATGGGTAAATTTCAATCAAGCAAGGTATTTGATGGTTTTAGTGTAGTATTCCGTCAATGGAGAGCAGAACAAACTCATTGTAGATTTGTTCATGGATATGGTATTTCATTTAAAGTTTACTTTGAAGGGGAATTAGATGATAGAAATTGGGTATGGGATTTTGGTGGAATGAAACGTGCTACTACCTTAATTGATGGTAAACAACCTAAGGCATGGATGGATTATATGTTTGACCATACTCTAATAGTAGCAGAAGATGACCCTGAAGTAGAAGCATTTAAACAAATGGATGAAGCTAAAGTAGCCCAAGTAAGAGTAATCCCAGCAACAGGAGCAGAAAAATTCTCAGAATATATTTTCAAAAAGTTAAACGAATTTGTTAAGACTGAAACGGATAATAGAGTAAGAGTTATAAAAGTTAAATTTATGGAGCATGGTAAAAATGCTGCGTATTACAGTGAATAAACAACCACTTAAAAAAATTATATGGAGCATAAAAAGTTAAAACGTATTGAAGATTACGAGAAAAATCTTCCAATTGTTGAAATTTATACAGCAGTACAATCAGAAGGTAGCCGTGCAGGTTACCCTACAGTAGTTATCCGTACAACAGGATGTACACATAGGTGTTACTTCGGTGAAGGAGGATGGTGTGATAGTTGGTACACTTCAATCCACCCAGAAAAAGGTAAATTTAACTTTAAAGATATTATTCAAGCATATGAGGATAACCCTCATATAAAAGAAATGATGTTAACAGGGGGATCTCCTACTATGCATCCGGCTTTAGTAAACGAATTAACTCACTTTGCACATGAAAAAGATATATTTATTACTATTGAAACTGAAGGTTCGCATTTCCTTGCAACTGATTATCCTATTAACTTGCTCTCGATTTCTCCTAAATTCGCGAATTCAGTCCCTGTGGTCGGTGTTGAAACCCCTCAAGGTGGAATCACGGACGAAAGAATGGTAAAAAGACATAATAAGTTTAGACTTAATGGAGAAGCAATTCTAAAATCAATAAAATATCACTCAGACTATCATATTAAACCAGTATGGGATGGAAAAGATCAAACATCACTAGGTGAAATCATAGACTTTATTCGAATGTTAAATATACCTCAAGATAAAGTATGGTTTATGCCTGCCGGGGACTCAAGAGAAGGATTATTTAAATCTTATCCTTTAGTATTTGATTGGGTTAGAGATAATGGTTATAGAATGACTTGGAGACCACATATTATTGCTTTTGAAGATCAGCGAGAAGTATAGTGGATAAGCAAGAAGCTCTTCGTATATTAGAGGAAATAGAAGAAAATATCAACGTCTGTTGTGCTATAACTATGGAACCAGACGAGGTGTTAGTTTTAATTGATAAAATAAAAAGTTATATAAATGAACAAACGTAGAAAACTCCACGAACAGTTAGAAGTGGTAACAGAAGGATTCGCAAATGGTGTAGCACCAGGTTTCCCATTAAATGATTTACAAAAACAACATATGATTGAAGACGCAACTGAGGCGTTTGGTAATTTTTTAACTGCATTAAAATGTGATTGGAAAAATGACCCAAATTCAGCTGAAACACCTAAACGTGTAGCTAAGGCATATGTTAACGATTTATGGGCTGGTAGATACACTCAAATGTCTCCTATTACTTCATTCCCATCAGATGGTTATGATGGTATTATTATAGAACGTAATATACCGTTAACTTCAATGTGTTCTCACCACCACCAAACAATTGGAGGTGTTGTTCATATTGGTTACATAGCAGGAGAAGAGGGTCAAGTTATTGGTTTATCTAAACTAAATAGAATTGTGGAGTTATTTGGTAGAAGAGGAGCAATACAAGAACAATTAACATCAGCTATTCATAATGCCGTAGAAAAAATTACTGAGGGTAATAAAGGAGTTATTGTTACTATAGTTGGAACACATAATTGTGTTAGCTGTAGAGGAGTTAAACATCAAGGTGCTGCAATGGTAACTACCAAAGCATCAGGTGTATTTAAAGATAATACTAACCTAGCTCGTAAAGAATTTTTTGATAGTCTTAAAATTAACAATGGAGGACATAATATATAATGGATATGGCATTAAAAGCAGACAATAAAATATATCTTAGTTGGGATGATGTGAATGATGCGGTTGATGACTTATGTAATAAAATTAGATTTGACCAACCTAACATAGATTCAGTTCATGGTATCGCTAGAGGGGGATTAATCCCCGCAGTATTAATATCACATAAATTAGGTTTACCGTATACTGATGTTATTTTACCCAATACTTTAGTAGTAGACGATATATGTGATTCAGGAGTTACATTAGAAAAAGCCCCAGGTGTTTGGACAGCAGTATTACATTATAAACCCCACACATCATGTTTTCAACCTAGTATGTGGGCGGATATACATGAAGGAGATGAATGGGTAATTTATCCTTGGGAAACTAAAGATTCAAAACCTATTCAGGATTATCTCAAACCCGGAGCTAAAGAATGGAGAGATAAAGCAGAAAAATTTTACAAAGAAGAAGAATATAAATTTAATAAATATAAATAAATATGGAATATTGGCAAGTAAAAGTTCAAAATGAATTCGAAAACGATAAGGGAAGAATTCAAAAAACTACAGAGTTATTTTTGGTAGTAGCAGTATCTGCATCAGATGCAGAAGCTAAAATTCACAGCCACCACAATGGAATTTCTAATTTCAGAGTAACAGATGTAAAGAAAACTAAATTTTTAGAAGTAATAGAATAATGGGAAAGCAAACACAATTAGATTTTGGATTTGGAAATAACCAAGAATCATCAGACGTACCTTTTGTAAATGAAGTAGAAATATTTAATAGTACGTTCGGAAAACCTAACAATTATGAAACAACAATACCAGAAAAAAAAGAATGGGAGTTTGTTTACGACTTCGTACTCGAAGAACTTGAAGAATATAAAGAAGCTTGCCAAAAAGGAGACATCGTGGAAGTTTTGGACGCTCTGTGCGATATTGCTTATGTTTCCCTTGGGAACGGTACTATGTTACATGGCCTTAAAGACAAGATATGGCCCGCTTATCAAGAAGTACAAGCAAGCAATATGTCAAAAGCTTGCATCTCTAAAGAGGAAGCCATGGATACCGTCAGCTTACGAAGTAAGGAACAAGGTGAGGCCTGCCATTTTGAGGAAATTGCGCCAGGACGGTTTATTGTCTATAGATCACGCGACAAAAAAGTGATGAAGTCTATAAACTATTTTAGACCTGACTTAACTCAATTTTTCACAACTGAAGAATTATCTAGAAATTATCTAGCAGAAACAATTATATAAAACTTAGGCTCCCGTAGGGAGCTTTCGTATATTTAGACAAATAAAAGGGTTATATGTACAAAAAATGTTATTCCACTAGGTTAAAAAATAATAAATTTAAAATCCATTTATGGGATGAAGGAGGTTATGATGAAATCGAGTGGACAAACTATGCTTATAAAGAATGTACAGAAGATAAGTCTACACATAGAGGGATAAATGGTGAGTATTTGTTAAAAACAAACCAATGGTATAAAACTGACCAAAATTTACACTTCCACGATATTCCCCCTTATCAAAAGTTCCTAATTGAAAAGTATGGAACAGATGATGCACCTTCAACAGGACATAGAGAATTATTTTTTGATATTGAGTGTGAAATAGGTGGGGCACTTACTGAAGAATATATTGAAAGTGCACCAATGCCTATTACATCTATTGCTTATTGGGATAAAACACCTGATAAATGGGTTATTTTAATCTTAGACAGAAAAAATGAATTATCCTATAAGGAGATAGATGGTAAAGAAGTTATACCTGTAAGAACGGAAAGAGATTTACTATTAAAGTTTATAGAACAATTTAGAGAAATAAACCCAGATATTTTAGTAGGATATAATAGTGATTATTTTGATATTCCCTACTTATATTACAGAATGTGTAATGTAGTAGGAAAGGATTATGCTAATTACCTTTCACCAATTAATAAAGTAAATGCAAAAAAAAATAATCAATATTTTTTCAAACAAAATCAATATGTTGATATAGTAGGTGTAGAATCACTTGATTACATTCGTTTACATAAAAAATATCATTGGAAAGATGAACCTAGTTGGAAGTTAGATGCTGTTGGTTTAAAATATGCTAATCTAGGAAAGGTTGAATATGAAGGGAATTTAGACCAGTTATTTTCAACTAACATAAATAAATTTATTGAATATAACTTTCGTGATGTTGAAATATTACAAAAATTAGATGAGAAACTACAATATATTGCTTTAACAAAAAATTTAGCACATAAAGGGAAACATAATTATAGTGAAGTATATGCTAACAGTAAAACTCAAGATGGAGCAATTTCAGCATATTTGTTAGACCAAAATATAGTTCCTCCACCTAAAGAACAAAACCCACAAAAGAAGGATACATATGCTGGTGGTTATTTATTTTGTCCCAAAGCAGGGTTATACAAATATATGTTTGATGAAGATTTAACATCACTGTATCCATCGATAATAATGTCTATAAACATAGGTAAAGAAACATTTGTGGGACGTATTGTAGATGAAGATGACCGTAATAATAGATTGGGACTTAACGATTTAAAATCCAAAGACCCCAAAGAAGAATTGTTAGTTGAAAATAATAAACAACAAAGAACAGTTGTTACTGTAAGTAAATTAATAGAAATAATTGAAACACAGAAACTAGCCATAGCTGCTAATGGTTCAATGTTTAGAACAGATAAAGAATCAGTATTATCTACAATTCTGAAAAAATGGTTTGAAGAACGAGTTGTTTATAAAAACCGTATGAAAAAGGCTTATAAAGCAGGTGATAAAGAATTAGGTGAATACAACCACTTAATGCAATATACAATGAAAATTTTACTTAACAGTTTATATGGAGCCACAGCATTACCCTCATTTAGGTATGGTATGAATTTTCAAACATTAAGTGAAGCAATTACATTATCAGGTCACAGAATTATACAAGAATCAGCTCTATGTGCTAACAAACATATGAATAAAGTTATGCGTGGAGAATTAAAACTAGATATATAATGGAAATAGAAAGTAGACCTTGGGGTATGTATGAAGTATTATTAGATGCTCCTGAATGTAAGGTAAAAAGAATAACAGTAGCACCTGGTCAAAGGTTATCATATCAATATCATCACAAAAGAAAAGAAATTTGGACTGTGGTTAAAGGTAATTTAACAATTATTTTAGATGGTGAAAAAGTATTTAGAGGACCTGGGCAATCAATAAAAATTGGTTTAGGAGATAAACATAGAGCTTGGAATGAAACAGGTGGAGTAGTACAATTTATAGAAGTACAAACAGGAACATATTTTGGTGAAGACGATATTGTCCGAATCGAAGATGATTATAAAAGAGAATAATATGGCATTAAAAAAACAATCAATTAGAAAAAACCAACACATATCATCAGGAGGTAATTATCTTCAAAAAGATGAAATTATTTTAAGAAGTGAAAGTTGGAGTGATTCTCAAACAAACTTTTTTAAAAAAATGCTTAAACAGGGAGGTGAATTTAAAGTTGCTGGTGTTAAGTATAAAGTAGAATTAGATGAAAGAGATGATATTGATTCTAAAGGAGAACGACCAAAAACTGTACCACCATTACCTGGGGAAAGAACATTTTAAAAATATTATATAAATGAAACATATACAAGATACACCTTGGTGGATTTGTGATGAAGGAGATGAGAATTATTGTGCTTACGTAGACACAGATTCTAATTACTTTAACGCAGAACCCTTACTACTTCATTTATATCCCAATTTTGAAGAATTTACTGCTAAAGAAAAAGATAATCTTTTAGAAAAAGTAGCACTAAAATACCAAGATATTATTAATGATGATTATGACAGACTAGCACGTGAAGCATTTAATGTGCAAGAACATAGACTAGAAATGAAAACAGAATGTGTTATTCGTTCAGCTTATTTTAGAGCAAACAGGAGATACGCACAATGGATTACAAAGCAAGAGGGTATTGAAAAGGAATCTTTAGATATTAAGGGTTTGGAGTTTATGAAAGCAAATTTCCCACCTATATTAGGAAAGTTTTTTAATGATATATTACAGCAAGTATTGAAGGGTGAGGAAAAGGAAAGTATTATAAACCAAGTTAAAGTATTTAAAAAACAAATATTAGATGGTACAATTTCCTTATCACAATTAGGTAACCCAACAGCAGTAAAAAAATTAGAAAAATATAGTGGAACTAAAGCTAGAGCAGGTGAAATGTTTACCGAAATACTAAAAGGAGCACCTGCACCTGTAAGAGCAACTATTAGATATAATGATTTATTAAAACTATGGTCATTAGATAAAAAACATAATTTAATTACACAAGCAGATAAAGTAAAATGGATTTATTTGAAAGATAACCCTTATAAGATAGAATCATTAGCTTTTCAAGACCACGATATACCTGAAAAAATACAGGATTTCTTAGATAAATATGCTAATCGTAGAAAAGTGTTTGAGTCTATATTATTAAATAAACTAGAAGGTTTCTTTAGTGACTTACAATGGTCATTAGACTTAAATCCTTATAAAAATCAATTTAATTTCTTTGAAGTATAAAATAAATTTCGTATATTACAACTATGATAAATAAAAACCTATTACAAAGCACAATATCTAAATATTATTTAGGTGACTTACATAAATCAGTCAAATGGAGAATTAAAGATAATTCCTTAACTGTTTACGCCCAAAGTGAAGGGTTGGTATGTAAAACAGTATTAAATAACTTCCCAGTACAAGATAGTGATATTGGTGTGTTTGATACTGATAAACTAGTTAAACTTTTATCTATTACCAATGGAGATTTATTAATGAGTTTAAGTGGTAATGGAGCATTAAAAAATGTTATGTATATTGAAGATGCTAATTTTAATTTAACTTATACGCTTGCTGATCCATTAGCAATAGGAAAGACAAGTTGGGTTACAGACCCCGAGTTTGATGTTGAATTAGAATTAGATGAAGAAGATATCACCCATTTAATAAAAGCAAAAGGAGCATTAGATGCTGCTAGTGTACTTGTTAAAACAACTGAAAACTTAGATGGTTCTTTAGTATGTGATTTCATGTTTAGCCCAGAAGCTATAGAAGATAATTACAGCAATAAAATATCATATCAAATTAAAGGTAAGATAAAGGAAGAGGGAATGCGTTTACCCTTTAACGCCCTTAAGTTTAGTGAAATATTAAAAAATAACAAGGATATGGATACCTCTAAACTATCCATAGCCCCAAATGGGATGATGAAAATCAATTTCACCTCAGAAAACATAGAAAGTACTTATTACTTATTAAGAAATGAATTAAATTAAATTAAATATTATGTATACAGACTCACAACCAAAAAATGACTGGGGTTTTATTAAAACAGATGATTTTAAAGTAAACCCATTAGCAGCAAGAAGATTTACCGTTATAGATGATTTCTATGAAAACCCCCTTGAACTAAGAGAATTTGCTCTTAAACAATGGTTTCATGATGATAGTGGATACCTAGGATTAAGAACTAGAAAACAGTTTTTCTTTGAAGGAATAAAAGAAAAATTTGAAAATGCTTTAAGTAAAAAAATATCTAAATGGGAAGACTATGAAATGAATGGTAGATTCCAGTCTCATGAAGCTAAAATAAACACTGTATGGCATTGTGATAGTCAACAATGGGCCGCAGCAGTATATTTAAACCCAAATGCCCCTTATGAAGCAGGAACTTGTTTTTATGCTCATAAAGAAACAAGAGGTAGACATGCTAGTGAAAGTGAAGGAATGTTTAACCAACATACTTTTGTAGATTCTACACCTTATGAAAAGGTAGACCAAGTAGGTAATGTTTTTAACAGATGTGTTATATGGGATGCTCGTTTATTACACGCGGCACCTACTTACTTTGGTTGGGATGTAGCATCATCAAGACTATCACAAGTATTCTTCTTTGATACTTTAGATTAGTTTTATATATGTATAACTGAATTTAATATTGGAGTTTAGGACACGCTGTTATATTCACAAATTAATAAACCGAGAGCTACGGCCTCACAAAACTAAATGATATGAGTACATTATTCAATGAACGTACACCGTTCGACTTACTATTCCGTAACCTATTCAAGGCAGACGGCGTTTTCCAACCAACAACGTTTGAAAACAAACAACCACACCCATTAGATATTTTTTATGACGATGAAGGACTTCATTTTGAAGTTGCCTGTACTGGTCTAACTAAAAAAGACATTCAACTAGAAATTGATGGAGATCTTTTAAAAATTATCTATGATAAACCTAATGAAGAAGATTTTGATTATAGTGGCTACATCTATAAAGGATTAGCTAAACGATCTTTTAACCTAGGTTATAAAGTAGCAGCTAAATTCGAACTTGAGAAGTTAGAAGCAGAAATGAAAGATGGTTTGCTTCATCTATTTATTCCAATTGCGGAATCTAAAAAAGCAAAAACAATCAAAATAAAATAAAAGTTTTACCAAAAAAGCGTGTCCTAGCGCAATATTATTCGTATATTCACGTCTAAATAAATAAGTTATATGACAACAAAAAGAAAGTCTATTAAGACTATTACCGATCCTTTGCTGGAACCCTATTTTATTACTAAAGACGAGTATAGTTACACTATTAAAATGAACGTAACATCAGATGCCTCCCATTTTAGGGCTAAAGGTAAAGCTAAGACTTATGAAAAGTCTTTGTATTACTATCCTACTATAGAAGCTGCTTTAATGAGAATTTCTGAATTGCAAGCTAATAACAAAGATTACCATCAATTAAGTGAATATATAGAGAATTACAAACAAATAACATTAAATTTAAAACAGTACGTAGATGAAAGAGCTAAGAGCATTTTATGATGCAGTTATCGTTAAACCCATAGAAGTAGAAGAAACAGTCTATGGTAACATTATCGTTCCTGATATGGGGAAAGATACAAATACCTTTGGTGAAGTGATTGCTGTAGGTCCTGGTAGATATACTATCAGTGGAGTATTATTAGTACCACAAGTGAAAATTGGGGATAAGGTAGTACTTCCAACACAAGGTTTTACAAAATTGCCTTTTGAAGGAGAAGAGTATTACATAGGCCCAGAAAACCAAGTACTAGCAAAAGTAGAAGAATCAACTAATTAACAATTAAGAAATGGAAACAAAAATTCATTACGGCAAAGATGCCAGAACAAAACTACAAACAGGGATAGATAAACTTGCAGATGCAGTTGTTGCTACTTTAGGACCTAACGGAAGAAATGTAGTAATTTTTAGAGGGGCACAAGAAGCACCTCAATCAACTAAAGATGGAGTAACAGTTGCAAAATCATTTTTATTAGATGATCCTAGTGAAGAATTAGGGGTATTGTTAATTAAACAAGCAGCAGTTAAAACCGCTGAAAAAGCAGGGGATGGTACAACAACTTCTACCTTATTAGCAAGAGAAATGATTAAAAAAGGATTATCTCATCTTGATAATGGTGAAAACGCTGTAGAAATTAAAAGACAAATTGAATCCGCAATCAAAGAAGTTACATCTGAATTAAGAAGTTCAGTATCAGAAGATATTTCTTCAGAAGATCAGTTGGAACAAATTGCAACTATTTCAGCAAATAATGACCCTGAAACAGGTAAATTAATTGCTCAGTCAATTGATAAAGTAGGTTTAGAAGGTGTAGTACACATTGAAGAATCTAAAACAGGAGATACTTATCTTGAAACAGTAGAAGGTATGCAGTTTGATAGAGGTTATAAATCACCTTATTTCGTAACTGACAATAATACTATGTCTTGTACTTTAGATAACCCAGCGATTCTAATTTTAGATCAAAGGTTAAATACAGTAAAAGAATTATTACCAATATTACAAGCTGTTTCAGCACAAGGAAAATCATTATTAGTTATTGCAGAAGATATTGATAATGAAGCTCTAGCTACCTTAATTGTAAACAAAATGAGAGGTACAGTTAATGTATGTGCTGTAAAAGCACCTGATTTTGGAGATAGAAGAAAACTTGTCTTAGAAGATATTGCCAATCTAACAGGTGGTGTAGTATTTAGTAAAGATAAGGGTATGCAACTTGACAAGTTTAGTTGGGATTGGTTTGGTGAAGCAAGAATTGCAACCATTACCAAAGAACAAACAACTATTGTAGACGGTAAAGGAGATACAGATGCAATAGCAAAACGTGTTGATGAATTACAGGAACAAATTCAAAAAAGTAAAACCCCATATGAACAAGAGCAATTACAAAACCGTTTATCAAAATTTGTTGGTGGAGTAGCTATTGTACACGTAGGTGGAAGTACTGAAACGGAAATGTTAGAAAGAAAAGATAGAGTTGACGATGCATTACACGCTACAAAAGCTGCTATTGAAGAAGGTATAGTACCTGGAGGTGGAAAAGCTTTATTAGTTGCACGTGAATCTATTACTAAAGGTACTATTGGAGCACAAATTGTATATGATGCTTGTGGTATGCCTTTCGAACAAATTTTAACTAATGCTGGTATAACAAATACAGACTCTAGTATTCTAGCACGTGATATCATTAAAAATAATAATGTATGGGAATCATATAACCTTAAAACAGAAGCAATTGAAAACTTCAAAGAAGCAGGTATTATAGATCCAACTAAAGTAACTAGATTAGCATTAGAAAATGCTGCATCAGTAGCAGGAACAGTATTGTTAACCGAGTGTACTTTAACCCAAGATAAAACTTCTCAACTTGAAAAAATGAGAATGTTAGATTCTAATGCCCAAATGGGTGCTGGAATGATGTAAATTAATATTAACAAGTAAATAAATAAAAAAAAAATGACAAAACAGGAAATTTTTGAGACAATTGAAGCGAACTTCAATATCTTAGCAGCAGAAAATAGTGGAACTACAAAAGCTAGTCAAGGACGAGCTAGAAAAGCAGCACAAGCTATTAAAAGAGTAATTACAGATTATAAAAAAGCATCTGTAGCAGAATCTAAATAATTTAATTGGGGAAGCTTGTCTTCCCCATTTATTTTTTGTATATTCATATTATGAAAGAAACTAAAACAATAGAAAAAGATATATTAATCGCTAGGAGAGTACCTCCAGGAGATAAATGGAGATTAATTGCTAACGAACCAAGTGGTCCGGTTCACAAAACCTTAACTGATACCTTAGAAGCTTATATGACTAAGACAGGATTTAAGGGTGAATATAAATTATCACCATTAGCAGGCAAATTATTTGCTATAGACGCAGAAGAAGTTACAATTGAAAAACCAAAAGAACAGAAATTCTCTATATATGGTGAGTACTAAAGAAAATAGTTTATTAAACGAAAAACACAGACCTACAACTTTAGAGACGTATGTTGGTAATGAGAGTTTAAAATCCTCAATTGCTAATCAATTAGCAGACAACGACATACAGAACTATTTATTTTATGGTCCAGCAGGTACGGGTAAAACAACCCTTGCTAAGTTATGTGTTAGAAACCTAGATTGTGATTATCTCTATATTAATGCCTCTGATGAAAGGGGAATTGAAACTATTAGAGATAAAGTATCAAGTTTTGCAAGTGTTGCTTCTTTCAAACCACTTAAAGTGGTGATTTTAGATGAAGCAGATTTTCTTACAATTCAAGCACAGGCTTCGCTTCGTAATATAATAGAAACATTTTCACGTACCACTAGGTTTATTTTAACCTGTAATTATGTAGAAAGAATTATAGACCCCTTACAATCAAGGTGTCAAACATTTAAAATAATACCACCTACTAAAAAAGAAGTAGCAGCACATTTAGCCACTATTTGTGATATTGAAAGCATTAGTTATGAACCCACTGCCATTGGGAAAATTGTTAACAGGTTTTATCCTGACATTAGAAAAATGCTTAACACTATCCAATCAAGTAGTACTGGAGGTGAGTTAAAAATCGATGATTCTTTACTTATTTCCACTGGTTATATGTCTGCTATTGTAGGTGAATTAAAATTACCAAAACCACAAATCAAAAAGATAAGACAGATACTCGCTGATTCAAATGTTGATGATTTTGAAGATCTATTTAGATATCTATTTGACAATGCTAGTGAATACCTACCAAATAAAGAAGGTACTGCAGCTATATTAATAAATGATCATCAATATAAGGCTAATTTTCGTTTAGATAAAGAAATAAATTGTATAAGTTTAATAACAAATTTAATAAATAACAAGTAATTATGAGTCAAGCACCACAAGCACCGCAGTTAAACATAGATTTAACTAACACAACTGGAATAACTAATGAAGATGGAGGAAGCATCTTTATGAGTGGAGTTATTCTAAGAAAAATTTCTAAATTCGTAGCAGGAACAGATAATGATGCTATTATGCCTATTCCCGTTTTTTATGACCCAACAACAATGAAAATACTAGGTGAAGGTATCCCAGTTGAATTGAGAGAGGAATTAAAAGACGAATTAGTATAAATGAAAAATATATTTGATTGGATAAAGGAGATTAATTCAAGAAAATCATCGTCTTTTACTGATAAGGATTGGGAATTATTTAATTCATACATGATCCATCGCTTTATGAGTCAGAATACTGACTATATAGAGGTGGTTAATCTTGTGCAAGAATTCCCTCCCCAAGAAAAGATTATGATATATAATGTGTATAAAGAATTTATTCCTAAAAATAATAAATGGAATAAGTACATAAAATCATCAATTAAAAAAAGAAATGTTATATTAATAGATAATTTAAGAGACCACTTTAAATGTTCATCAAGAGAAGTCAATGAGTACCTAACTTTGTTGGATACCACAGAGATAAATCGTATATTAACGGATAGAGGGTTAGATAAAAAAGAAATTAAAACTATATTAAAATGAGTAAATTAGTAGATATGTTAAGAACATCTGCACAAGCAGATAAAGCAAAAGCTATGTTATCACTTGAATTATTAGGTAACAAGGGAGTTGGTATTGGAGACCATTCCACAGGAGATTTTTATAAAAATGCTGAAGAAGCACTTATTATGTTAGTAGATGCTGATGATAGATTATCAGCGTTAGATAAATATTTTAATACTAAAGGATTGCTAAATGGGTAGTTCAATATCGAAATATTTTGAGGAAAACCCAAGCCATTTTGGTATTGACGCACAATCAGAAATAAAAAAGGAATTAGAAAAAGTTATGAGTGATAGAGAAATTATGGATTCTAAATATCCAAATAAAAAAATACAAGAATTTATTGATGATGAAGTTAATCAAACAATAACTATCTTTGAAAAAGAATACCCAGATTTATCTAATGAATTTATCAGAATTCAAGCCGAAATGTATGCAATGTTTGCGGCTAAACATATGGATTATGGGTTAAATAACATATCTTTAGGCGGAGATATCGTTAATAACAGCGATGATAAAAAATTCTCATTAACTGGGTTAGCTATTAGATTAACGGATAAAATATCGCGTTTAAGAAATTTAATGGTTAATGGTAGAAATTATGTTAAAGGTGAAGGTATGGAAGATACTTTTATTGATATAGCCAATTATGGCATCATTGGGCTCTTAGTTGGGCGCGATAAATGGAAAAAATAGTTTGGCAAAGAAAATCCCAAGTATAGTAAAGGAAATAAGAAATAATCCACCTTCACCGGTTAATTATGCTTATCAAAAGAATATATCGTATTCTCAAATGTCTATTTATAGAGGTTGCCAACACCGTTGGAAACTTCAATATAAAGACAAGATAAAACGATTTACATCTTCAATTCATACCGTATTTGGGACTGCCGTTCATGAAGCAATGCAGCATTATTTAGATGTGGCATATGAAAAGTCTTTTGCAGCTGCGGATAGAGAAATTGATATACAAGAATATTTCCAAGAAGCTTATATAAATGAATATCAAACTCAATATAAAAAGAATAATGATTCTCATTTTTCTTCTGCTGTTGAAATGAGAGAGTTTTTTGAGGATGGGGTTGCTATTTTAGAATGGTTTAAGAAAAAACGTAGTAGATATTTTAGTAAAAAAGGTACATATTTAGTAGGTTGTGAAATACCTATTGTAATAGCACCAAATAAAATGTTAAATAATGTGTTATACATGGGGTATCTTGATGTTGTAACATATCACGAAGCAACAGAGACATTTAAAATAATTGACATAAAAACCAGTACTAGTGGTTGGAATGACTACGCTAAAAAAGATGAAAATAAACAATTCCAACTATTATTATATAAACAATACTTCTCAGAACAGTATGGAATACCTTTAGATAAAATTGAAATTGAATTTTTTATTCTTAAAAGGAAGGTATTAGATGCTGATGATGAAAAGCTTATGTCACCCTATCAAGCTTATAGGGTACAGCAATTTACACCGCCTAGTGGTAAAATTAAATTGGGTAGAGCAAAAACTGCTATTAATGACTTTATTAGTGAATGTTTTAACTCTAGTGGGAAAATAAAAGAAAAAGATTACCCAAAACAAGCTTCAAAATGGAATTGTAATTTCTGTCCTTATAAAGAGGATAAAGAACATTGTGGTGAAGGTATTATATACTAAAATAATTATATACGTATACCTATAAATAAACGTTATTAAAAATAAAAATTATGGCAGATGCTAAAAAAATGACACTAACTAGTGTTAAAGTAAAGAGTGAATTATTTGAAAATTTTAAAGTTGAATGTGTAAGAAGAAAATTCTCATTCCAAAAACTTGCAGACCGTGCTTTGTTTTTGTATCTTACAGATGAAGATTTTAGAAAACAAATCTCAAACCAAACAAATATTGAACTATAAATTTTAAGTAAATGAATAAAAGTTTTAAACATATTCCTAAAGAACAAAGGAAAAAAATAGTATTAGTTTGTGATGATATTAGGGTGCATTCTGGTGTAGCAACAGTTGCAAAGGAAATAGTAGTACACACCTCTCATCACTTTAATTGGGTAAATGTAGCAGGGGCAATAAACCACCCAGAAAAGGGAAAATCATTAGATATATCATCTTCTGTTAATAAAGAGGCAAATATAGAGGATGCTGATGTAAAATTATATTGTGTTGATGGATATGCTAAATCTCTTGAATTACAACAGATTTTAGCTTTTGAAAAACCTGATGCAGTAATGTTAATTACAGATCCTAGATACTTTAAACATATTTTTAATATGGAGGATACTATTAGAAAACAATGTCCTTTAGTATATTTAAATATTTGGGATGATTACCCTGCACCAATGTATAATAAACCTTTTTATGAAGCTTGTGATTTACTAATGGGTATCTCAAAACAAACAGTTAACATTAATAAACTAGTTTTAGAGGGTGTTGATAATAGTAAAAGAGTATTTAAATATGTCCCTCATGGTTTAAATCATGAACATTTTTACCCAATAGATAAAGATCATAAAGAATTTGATGAATTTCAAACATTTAGGAATAATATTGTAGGAGAAGATACAGAATATGTAATGTTTTTTAATTCAAGAAATATCCGTAGAAAACAGATACCAGATTCAATGATGGCTTTTAGATCGTTTTTAGATTCTTTACCAAAAGAAAAGGCAGATAAATGTAAATTTGTTTTACATACTGATTTATCTACAGATCATGGTACAGATTTAGGGGCAGTAGCTGAATATTTGTTTGGTGAAAAGTATGAGGAAAATATTGTTTTTTCACATGCAAAATTATCGAGAACACAATTAAATTGGTTATATAATATAGCAGATGTTCAAATCTTAATTACTTCAAATGAAGGATGGGGATTAACTTTTACAGAAGCAATGTTAACAGGTACTCCTATAATTTCTAATGTAACAGGAGGTATGCAAGACCAAATGAGATTTGTAGATGAAAATGGTAAATGGTTTACACCAAGTGCTGATGTTCCCTCTAATCACAGAGGTACTTATAAAGAACATGGTGAATGGGTATTTCCAGTTTATCCAACATCAAGATCAATTCAAGGTTCACCTCAAACCCCTTATATTTTTGATGATAGATGTGCTTGGGAAGATGTTTGTGATAGAATAAAAGAAATATATGAGTTAACAAACGAAGAGCGTAAAGCTAAAGGGTTAAAAGGTAGAGAATGGGCTTTAAGTGATGAAGCAGGATTTACAGCAGAACATCAAGCCCAAAGAGTAATGGAATCCTTTGATGAATTATTTTCAGTTTGGGAACCTAGGGAAGATTATGAGATAGTAAACGCAACAGAATATAAAGGAAGATTTTTAAACCACAAAATTACATATTAATGAGTAAACCAGTTTTTATAATTAGTGCCCCAGTAGATACATATAGTGGTTATGGCGCAAGATCAAGAGATATAGTTAAATCTATAATAGAATTAGATAAATACGACGTTAAAATTTTACCACAAAGGTGGGGAGATACTCCAACAGGTTTTATGGATGACCATAGTAATTGGAGTTTTTTAAAACCCTTATGTATCCCTAACCTAACAGCAAAACCCGATATTTGGATGCAAATTACAATCCCAAGTGAATTTCAACCTGTAGGTAACTACAATATTGGTTGTACAGCTGGGATTGAAAGTACAGGTTGTGCCTCATCTTGGATTGATGGGTTAAATAAAATGGACCTTAACTTAGTATCATCAGAACATAGTAAGAAAGTATTTACAGACATTAGATTTGAACAAAAGGATAGACAAACAAATCAAGTGGTAAATATAATTAAATTAGAAAAACCAATCGAAGTAATATTTGAAGGGGTTGATTTAGATACTTATTTTTATAAAAAACCACAAGATGTAACTTTAGATTTAAAGGAAATAGAAGAATCATTTTGTTATCTATTTGTAGGACATTGGATGAATGGTCAATTTGGTCATGATAGAAAAAATGTTGGGTTAATGGTTAGAAATTTCTTTGAAGCATTTAAAAATAAAAAATCACAACCGGCTTTAATTTTAAAAGCATGTACTGGAAGAAATAGTTATATAAGTAGAGAAGAATTACTACAAAGAATTAAAGTCATAAAGACCCAATATCCTAAAGGTACTAAATTACCTAATGTTTATATCTTTAATGGTAATTTATCTGATACTCAAATGAATGATTTATACAACCATCCAAAAGTAAAATCTATGGTTAGTTTTACTAAAGGTGAAGGTTATGGTAGACCACTAGCGGAATTTGGATTAAGTAAAAAACCTATTATAGCATCAGCTTGGTCAGGTCATGTTGATTTTTTAACTCAAGGTAATTGTATTTTAGTTCCTGGTGATTTAGAACCGGTACATGCAAGTGCTGCTAATCAATGGTTATTAAAAGAAACACAATGGTTTAAAATTAATGATCATGAATCTATTAAAGCCTTCAAAGATGTTTATGAAAATTATAAAAAATATATAGTAGGAGGTAAAAAACATGGTCACCATATTAAAACTAATTTTTCATTTGGTGCTATGAAAGAATTATTAGGAAAGGTATTAAAAGAAAATATACCTTTTATTCCAAAACAAGTAGAATTATCTTTACCTCAATTAATAACACCAAAATTATAAAATATGGCACAACACGATGAAATAATACAATGTCCTAAATCCGGCGGCGATTTATGTTATAAGATTGAAGTAAGCAAGGATATAACGCAGTATATGAGTTTATCATGTGGTTTTATTACAAATACTTTAATGAAAGTTGGGACTGATTTCTATAATGAACAAATGGTTTTACTTCCTGAACTTTATAAGGATTTAGCTTGGTTAGACAAAGATACTGAGTTAATATGGTTACCTAATAATATAAATGTTCCTGAACTAGGAATGGTTTATGCTTCAGGTGCTAGTATTGAAGAATGGAAGTGGGCAGCTGTTAAAGCCATTAAATTAGAAGAAGAAATTGAAAACAAAGATGGTTCAAAATCTTTATATAAACCAGATATGTCTACCGTAAAATATTTTGGAGAGCGTGATTATATAGATGCTCTTTCGTATATTGGGGCATTACCAAACTAAATAAATATGAAAATAAGTTACGGAATAACAGTTTGCAATGAGGCTAGGGAGCTCCAACATTTGATTGAATTTATTAGTCCTATAATAGATAAAGAAGATGAAATTGTAATTGTTTATGATAACAATAGAGTTACTGGAGAGGTATTAGATGTGTTAGAACATCACCAAGATAAAGCAGTAGCATTTCCATTTGATTTTCAACAGAACTTCTTAGAAAATAAGAATTATATGAACTCCAAATGTACTGGAGATTATATATTCCAAATAGATGCGGATGAAATACCAAATGAAGGTTTAGTATCTAATTTAAAACCTATTTTAGAATCAAACCCAACATTAGATATGTTAGTAGTCCCACGTAAAAATCTTGTAGAAGGTTTAACTGAGGCACATATTAAAAAGTGGGGTTGGAGAGTAAATGAAAAGGGTTGGGTCAATTGGCCTGACCAACAAAAACGAATATACAAAAATACACCAGAAATCCAATGGACAGGACACCCCGTTCATGGTATGGTAACAGGATATAAGGAATTTGCCTCCTTACCTGTAGAAGAAGGATTTAGTATCACTCACAATAAACAAGTAGAGAGACAAGAAAAACAAAACGAAAGATATTATAACATTGAAAAAACATTATAAATGGTAAGTTTAATTATACCCTCATACAGAAACCCAGAATGTCTAGATATATGTTTAGAATCAGCATTAGAAGGACAATCTATAAAAAATCAAATTATAGTGATATTAGATGGATTTGTAAAAGAATCCAAACATATTGTTGAAAAATATCAGGATAAAATTAATTTTCTACCTTTAGAACAAAATCAAGGTATGCAAATGGCATTAAACCTAGGGGTTTGTAATGCTGATAATGAAACTATTGTCATAATTAATGATGATAACGTATTATGTAAAGATTGGGATAAAGTTATCGAGGAAGAACTAGAATATGGTCATGTATTAACAATTAACCAAATTGAACCCTTTAATGGTATATTTGGTTTTCCTGTAAAGAATTTTGGTCTTCATCCAAGTAAATTTGATTATGAAGGGTTTAAACAATATGAACCAACGATACGCAATGATATTTCAACTCCTGATGGGGGAATATTTCCCTTTGCTATGTCTAAAAAAGACTATATGATTGTTGGTGGGTTTGATACACTTTATAAATCTCCATTTATATGTGATTGGGACTTTTTCCTTAAATTAGAATTAAATGGTTTAAAATTTAGCAGAACATCTAAGGCACATTTTTATCATTTTGTAAGTATGGCAACTAAAAAAGGTAAGAACAAGGAAGAAATGATTTCATCTGAATCACCTGCGGCACAAACCTTTATCTATAAATGGGGTATGCCACCAAATTTATTTGAAAATAATTCTCACAATCCTAAAAATGGACAAATTATTAAAGGTATAGAATATAAATAGATGAGAATAATATATAGAATATCAGATACGGGTTATAATAAAGTAAAACCTGATTATATCAACAATGAAAATTGTTTAGCAAATGCTACTAAAGAATTTGATGATTCCATTTGGAGTGTTATAGCAGACAATGTATCGGAAGATACTAATAATATGATTCAAAAGTATGTAACACGAAATTGTATTTTATATACTGAAAAAGGTAATGGAGCGGCAACATTTAATCTAGCGTTAGACGAAGCTTTAACATATGACGATGATGAAATTGTTTACTTTATAGAAAATGATTACCTTCATAAACCTGGGTCTCAAAAAATAATTCAAGAAGCATTTGAATTAGGAGCATCATTTGTCTCATTATATGACCACCCAGATAAATACATGGCCCCAAGTAAGGGTGGTAATCCTTATTGTGAAGGTGGTGCTGAAGATACTAGAGTATACTTAACTGATAGTTGTCATTGGAAGATAACAAATAGTACAACAATGACATTTGCTGCCAAAGTATCTACATTAAAACGTACAGAAGAAACATTAAGAAAATGGACATCAGAATCTCATCCTAATGACTTTCAAATGTTTTTAGATTTAAGAGCACAAAAAGAATTATTAATTACCCCAATACCAGGACTTGCCACTCATGGGGAAACAGCTTGGTTATCACCATTTTGTAAATGGCATTTAATATAATATTAAAAGTATATAAGTTATGACAAAACACACTAAAAAAGTATGGTATGCACCATATAAATTTGAATCGTATGGACAAGAAGAAATTGATGCTGTAACTGAATGTTTAAAAGCAGGATGGTTAGGAGGACAAGGTCCAAAATCTGTTGAATTTGAAAAAGCAATTGCTAAAAGATTTGGTAAAAAGTTTGGTGTATTTGTAAATAGTGGTTCATCTGCTTGTTTATTGGCAATAGCAGGTTTGAATTTGAAAAAAGGCACACATATTATAACTCCTGCGTGTACTTTTGCAACTACATTAGCTCCTATCATACAATTAGGGTATAAACCGGTATTTGTAGATGTTGGATTAACTGACTACGTTGCCGATATAGACCAAGTATTAGCAGCAGTAACTAACGAAACTTCCGCTCTTATGTTACCTAATCTTATTGGTAATAAACCTGATTGGGCTAAATTAAAAGCAGGCCTTATTGCTATGGGTAGAGAAGATATATTCCTTATTGAAGATTCTGCTGACACAATTACAGAAACCCAAATTACAGATGTTTCTACTACTAGCTTTTATGCTTCTCATGTTATTACAGCTGGTGGTGTAGGAGGAATGGTAATGTTTAACGATGAAAAACACGTAACTAAAGCTTTACAATACAGAGATTGGGGTAGGTTAGGTAATGACTCTGAAATAATGGATGATAGGTTTAATCATACTGTAGATGGAATACCATATGACCATAAATTTTTATATAGTGTATTAGGTTATCATATGAAAGCATGTGAAATGAATGCTGCCTTTGGTTTAGTTCAGTTAAACCGTTTTGAAAAATTTTCTAAAATTAGAAGAGCAAATTTTGAAAGATACTTAGAAAACTTACAGGGAGTAGGAGACTTAATATTACCTGATGATTCAATAGAACCTAATTGGTTAGCAATCCCATTTCAAACAGAAAAACGTTTTGAATTATTAACTTTTCTAGAGGACAATGACATCCAAACCCGAGTTACGTTTGCTGGTAATGTAACTAGACATCCTGTTTATAGAGAATATTTACAAGACTTTAAAAATTCTGACCTTATTATGAAGAATGGGTTTTTATTAGGAGCACACCACGGTTTAACAATTGAAGATGTTGATTATGTTTGTGATAAAATTAAAGAATTTTTTAATCAATAATGAAGGTATTAATTTTAGGTGATGGTTTATTAGGGAGTGAATTACATAGACAAACAGGTTGGGATATGGTATCTAGAAAACGAGAAACTTTAGATATAGATAATTCTGAAGGTTTAGGTAAATTAATTAAAAACTATGATACAGTTATAAATTGTATAGCACACACCCAATCATATTCATTAAATCAGGCTATTCATAGAGATATAAATTATAGATTTGCAGTTAGTGTTTCAAACATATGTAATAATAATAGTGTAAAGTTAATTCATATTTCTACTGAATTTGTATATGCTAAAAATGAAAGACCACCAACTGAAGAAGATATACCCCTTCCTGATAACACATGGTATGCTTATACAAAACTATTAGCTGATGAATATATCCAGCTATGTAATTTTAACTATTTAATATGTAGAGGATTACATAAACCACACCCTTTCCCACATCAAAAAGTATGGGATGTAAGAACAAGTGGTGACACAGTACAAAAAATGGCTGGTATAATAATAGAGTTAATTAATAAAAAGGCTAATGGGGTATTTAATATAGGAACAGGCGATAAATACTTGGCTGACCTAGCTCCTTTTAGTACATTAATACCTGCACCATCACACGTCCCTTGGGATACTAGGATGAATTTAACTAAACTAAATAATTTTTTAAAGAAATGAGTAAAAAAGTATTAATTACAGGAGTAGCAGGTTTATTAGGTAGTAGACTAGCAGATTGGATTATTGAAAATAAACCAGAATATAAGGTAGTAGGTATTGATGATTTAAGTGGGGGTTTTGAAGAAAATATTAACCCAAAGGTTGATTTTTGGCAAATGGATTTAGTAAACCACCCAATTGAAAATTGCTTTGAAGTTAATAATTTTGATTATGTTTTCCATTTTGCCGCTTATGCAGCTGAAGGATTATCACCTTTTATACGTGGATATAACTATGATAATAACTTAAAGTCAACGGCACGTATAGTTAATAATTGTATAAAACATGACGTTAAAAGGTTGGTATTTACATCAACTTTAGCAGTATATGGACATGGTGATGGTGGTATATTTAATGAAGCACAAGTTCCAAAACCTATAGATCCTTATGGGGTTGCAAAGTATGCCTGTGAAATGGATATACAAATTGCTAATGAGCAACATGGGCTAGATTATTGTATAGTTAGACCTCATAATGTATATGGCATAAAACAAAACATTTGGGATAAATACAGAAACGTTTTGGGTATTTGGATGTATCAACATTTAAATGAAGAAAATATGACTATTTTTGGAGATGGAGAACAAACCAGAGCTTTCAGTTATATTGATGACTCATTAGAACCACTTTGGAATGCAGCTACTAAACCAGATGCTAGTAAAGAAATTATTAATTTAGGTGGTATTGAAAAACATTCAATTTTTGAAGCAGCAAAAATAATGAAAGAAGTAATAGGAGCTTGTTGTTTGGCTTATGAGGAAGGTAGACATGAAGTCAAACATTCAATCCCAACTTTTCAAAAATCTATTGATATTTTAGGATTTGAACATAAAACAAATTTAAAGGAAGGACTAACAGAAATGTGGGAATGGGCTCAAAAACAGCCTATGAGAGAACGTTTTGTGTGGCCTAGTTACGAATTAGAAAAAGGAATTTACTCATTTTGGAAAAATAAATAATATGAAAATAGGAATTATAGGTCAGGGATTTGTTGGTAACGCTATATATCAAAAGTTTAAAAATTACTATGATATTAAAACATATGATATAAAGGGTATGGTTCATTGTAATAGTAGTGAACAGGAAACATTAGATAACGATATTATATTTATATGCTTACCAACACCAATGAATCAAGATGGTAGTTGTCACACAGATATAGTTGAGGCAGCTATTAAACGTGTATTTGAATTTGGAGTTGCTAAAACAGTAGTTATTAAATCAACTATACCCCCTGGTACTACATCTAAATGGAATAAACAATTTAAATCACTTGATGTTGTGTTTAATCCTGAATTTTTAACTGAAGCAAATGCCGTATCGGATTTTGAAAATCAAACACGAATTATTTTAGGTGGTCCTAGAACATCAACAACTAAATTAAAAACCATATACTCTAAAGTATTTCCAAAAGCGGCTATTGTTAAAACTGATTCAACATACGCTGAAATGGTTAAATATGTTACCAATTCATTTCTAGCAACTAAAGTATCATTTGCAAATGAAATGTATCAAATATGTAATGGATTAGATGTTGATTATGATAAAGTAATAGAGTATGCTACGTATGATGAACGACTAGGCAAATCCCATTGGTCAGTACCAGGACCAGATGGTGATTTTGGTTATGGTGGACATTGTTTCCCAAAAGATGTTAATGCATTAATTAATTTAGCACATGATTTAAATGTAAAACCAAGAATGCTAACAGCAGTTGATTGTAAAAATAATGATGTTAGAGAAAACAGAGATTGGGAAGGAATGAGAGGAAGAGCTATTATATAAAATAAAAAATATGAATTTAAAAATGATACCTTGTAGTGAATGCAAGGAAGATATGCCTGAATTAAGATTAACTCAATATAATTATTCATTTTGTGTTAAATGTTCAGAATCAGGACTAGGAAATGAAACTAAAAAAGCCATCACAGTTTTAAAAGGTGAAGGAGACCACACTTGGGTTGAAACCATTATTATGTCTGATTCAGACTATAATTCTTATCTAAGCGAAAAAGATAAAGAATATAAAATCACAAATGAAAATAAAATAGACATAGAAGATGATAAGAATCTACAAGGTCCATTTAAAATTATTAATACTAAGGAAAAATAATGGCTAAACCAAAACCATTAACTAAGGAACAAATGGTTGCTGCCCAATCGAAAACACTTTCGAATATGGCAGCAGCACGTTACTTGCATGTTTCCTACCAGCATTATAAAAAATGGGCTAAACTATATAAAATCTTTGAGTCGCATAAAAACCAAGCAGGTGTTGGTGTACCAAAATTTTTAAAGGGCTCTAAAAAGATGCCCCACATGATTGAAATAATTGAAGGTAGAATAGCTGCTTCACATTTTGACCCTAATAAACTCAAATACGCCCTTATAGAACAAGGGTATATGGAAGAACAATGTGGTATATGTAAATTTAAAGAAAGACGAGTATTAGACTATAAAGTACCATTACTATTACATTTTAAAGATAAAAACAGCAATAATTATAGCTTAACTAATGTTCAGTTATTATGTTATAATCATTACTTTTTACAAGTAGGGGATATATTTAATAAAAAAGATGAACAACAAATAGAGTCTCAACAAGAACATTACGGTACAAGCGAAACCATTAATTTTGAAATAGATGATTATCATTTACAACGTTTAAAAGAATTAGGATTAGATGGAGTTGATGAAGATGATACTAATCAATACATAAGTAGAATATAATGAGAAATAAAAAACATAAACAAATTCTTGATGATTATGATGTCCAAAAATCTAAACATTTAGAAAAACTAGCATCCAAAACACTAAAATCGGATGAAAAATACCAAAAATTAAAAAATAAACCACTCAAAGGGGATTTTTTAGATAATTTTTAATATGACTACTTACACCTACAAAAATATAACATATCAAATTGTAATAACAGATGAATGGGATCGTTGTAGGCAAAGGGAAGAACAAATATTGAGAGACTTTCAATACTGTGAAAAAACAGGTGATTGGGGTACTATCAAAAATAGAATGACAAATGGTATAAAATGGGGTTGGTTAATTGAAATAAATTCCCCTAATAAGAATTAGGATACCACATATAATTTTCGTATATTAATATCTAAATAGATATACAATATGGATAAAGAACCTTACTTAGAATTTTTTAGTGATGACAATAAATTAGTATTTGATCACAAATTGGAATTTGAAACATCCGAAGAGATGGAAGAAATGTTTCAAAGTGATAGTCCCTTTTTACCCAATTTAATAGTAGATACAGCACTTAAAAATCTTGACACTATCTCTCCAGAAATACCAGTTATAAGAATTTATACAAAAGATGAAGATTTAACATATGATGTTATTATAGGTAGAGAAGATTTAGCTGAAACATTAGAGGTAAATTTAGAAAATATGGAGGATCTTGAAGACTATAAACGTTGTCAAAAAATAACAGATGCAATCTATTACTTAAATAACAAATAAATATGAGAAAATTAATTATACTATTATCATTAGGTTTATTATCCTTTACTTCAATAGAAAAAAATGTACATGCTACTGTGTATAACGCGGTACCTGAACAAACAAACTCAGACCCAGGACATACTGCGTTTATGTTTGAGTTAGATTTAAATAACCCATATAAACATAAAATAATAGCGGTAAGTAGGGATTTATTGAAAGAGTTCCCAAAAGGAACTAAAGTGTGTGTGATGGGAACAGATTACGATGGGGTTTACATTGTAATGGATAAGATGAATAAAAGATATACTAATAGAATTGATTTATTAATAAATCTAGATATGAAAATAGGTAATTGGCCTAATGCCACTATTAGAAAAGAAAAATAAAGTAATGCGCAAGAGGCTTGGCTTCCCGGGCTAGAGTTCGTATATTCACCATGTTGGAGCACGTAAGCACCAGCGTTAAATAAAGGTTATATGTCAACATTACACTCTTACACATTATTAGAATCAATTGTTTATAAATTACAAGAAAAAGGCGCTATAGTCGATCCATGTGTTGTAGATGATTTAATCACCTGCATTAATACCACTAAAAAAGTTGAATACAATAAAATAAAATTATAATATAAAATAAAGGTTATGAATAAAGAAAATAAAAGATACGTTGTTACAATGGATATGTACGTTTATGCTGATAATGATTATATGGCTAGAAAACGAGCTAATGATTTAAAATTGTCAATTGAAAATAGACGACACTCAGATCAAATTGTAGTATCAGAAATAGGTGAACAACCATTTGCTTCCACACACTATCGTAAATTGGATGATCCAACATTTACACCTAAAGATATGTCTAACGAACCATTACCTTTTTAATATGAAAGCAGGAGATTGGATAACATATAACAATAAACGTAAAAAGTGCTTTGGTATACACCATAATGGTAATATTTTAATTAAAATGAATGGCACTTTAGTACAAGTAAGCAAAGAAAAAATACAGACTTATGCATAAAAATGTGGTTACCCGGAGGAGAGTTCGTATATTTACACATAAGTGGGACACGAAGTTTCATTATTAATTAAAATAAAGGTTATGTCAAACGCAATTCAATTAGATTTATTTCACGGAAAAGTATTAACAACAGAACAACAAGAAGAAGTTAATAGATTTATCAAGAACCAAGCTGAAAGAGCTATTAAAGCTGAGAAAAGGAATAGTAAAATCATGTTAATGCTTGATGAAGCAGGTTTTGTTTATGGTCAAGATTATAGTAGTAATTTTGAAGTTGAAGAAGTTACTAGAGAAACAAGATTTGGTTATGGTTATAATAACACAGATTATGAATTTGAAGCTACTTACATGCAAAATACAGGTAATGTTTTTCTTTGGGTTAATACCATTCAAAGTGGTGAGCTTAAAACATATAAAAGCAGTGTAGATTTAGATGGTGATAAATTAATGTGTACTAGTATTACTAAACAGTACAGACATTATAAGCCAAGTTCATTACTTGTTAAGTATAAAGAACATAACGAACGTATAGTAGGTGAATTAGAATATAAAAATAAGCAAAATATTGCTTTAAATAATGTAGTTGCTAAGTATCAAACATTATATCCTGAAGCTAAAGTTACTATTGGTTCTGATTATTATAGATCAAGAAGAAATTATACAGATTTTCCAATTGTTGAAGTTAAATTTCCATCAGGTAGTTGGGTTTCATTCCAATTAGGTTATAGTAGTGAGATGGAGGTAGTAAGATTCCATAAAAAATATGATGCTCAAACTGAAACAACTAAAGATTTATTAGATAGATTTAACAACCAAAAAGCATAATAATGAATAAAAAATGGAATCCAAGTAATTGGCAAGGTAGATCAAAATCCCAAGTTGAAAATGGTTATAAGCTAACAGGAATTATACTTACAGCATTTACCATAGGGATGGTAATAGGAATTTTTTATGAAATTGGTAAAGAATATGGAATATGGTAGAATATAAGAATAGATACGGAGACGAGTATACGTTTACTAAACAAGAAGATGGGATTATTCTATGGGAAGGACCTTTCGAGCATGTTAGAATAGGCTTTCCGAATGTATATAAGGCAGCTTATCAACAGTTCCGGAAAGATGGAGGACAGTTAAACCAACACGAATTCGAAGAGAAGGTACATGAGCAGATATACGATGTAGATGGTAACTGGGTTAAGGCAGGACCTATAACAGAAGATTACGGACCGATGGTATTCTCAGATACTGATAATGTGAATATGGTTGACCCTTCAGGAGGACCTTATATTAAACAGCATATGAACTTAGGACAGTTCGGTAAAGAGCTTAATGGTAGATGTGTTAGCAGCTTTACTTGGAATAAAGATAAGAAAGCATATGAGATACAGACTTACGGAGAGTTTGATCATCTAGC